CCGTGGGCAGTTCCGTGAACACCTCCACGCCGTTGTTGCTCCGGCCCCAGGCGATCATGGGCGCCCCGGCAAACTTCCGCGGGTCCACCTCATACACCCCGCGCACGCGCCCCAGGCTGGTGTAGCCATCCTGCACCGCCGGCACGTAGGCGTCGAACGCCGCCAGCGGGCCCCAGTAGGCCGTGTCGCTGGGCGCGTTGCCGGTGCTGGCGGTGTGGCACTGGTAGTAAAGGCCCGTGTCCGGGTAGTATGCCTGGTCGCCGGCCACGTAGGCCGCCGTGCTCACGTAGTCCGTGGCGCTGTAATCGCGGGCGCACTCGGCCCAGTAGGCCGCATTGGTCGTCCACACGCCGCCGCTCTCGGTCGCCGGCGCGTTGCCGGTGGTGCTGCGCAGCGCCTGGTAATAGGTCTGCGTGGCCTCGAAATACACCTCGTCGCCGCTGGCGTAGGCCGTGCCGCTGGCGTAGGCGTCGCGGTAGCGGCGCAGCTCGCAGCGGGTCAGGCCGTTGGCGCCCACCCGGCGCGAGATTTCGGCGAGCGCGCGGTTCACGCCGCGCTTCACGATGTCAAATTCGTCCGCGTTGTCGCTGTCAGGATCCCAGCCCAGCAGGCGGTAAACTTCGGACTGCACCTCGCTGTATTGGATCGTGCGCATGGGGGTCAGCGGGTAAACACGCGGATGGGCCGGCCGCGGCCGTTCTCGCGGTGGCGGTCGAGGGCGATGCGGTCCAGCTCCACCCGGGCGCGGATCTCCTCCGCGTTGGCCCGCTCAAAGTCCTGCCGGCACCGGAAGGCGAACGCCGACGCCTGCGCCACCAGGTAGGGCGCCCACTCCTCGGGGATGCTCAGCTTGCTCCACTTCGTGGGCGCGCTGTCCGGCGACTCGCCGGCCGAGGTGGCCACCACGCATTCATACCAGTCGCCGTCGTAAAGTGCCTGGCTTGCCATGGTGGATTACGGCCGCAACGGCGTGGCGTGAAGGTCACTGTCGCCGCTCACCCGGATGAACTTGGCCTGCTTGGCCACGGCCACGGGCACCACCGCGGACCAGCCGGCCGCCAGGTAATGGCCCTCGGAGGCCGTCGGCGTGCCGCTGCCGTCAAAGGTGGCGCGCACCGGGTTGGCGCCGTTGGTCAGCAGCGCGTGCGTGGCCGTGCTGGCCCAGGCCGTGCCGACCACGCTCACCGCGGTGCTGCTCACCGCCAGCGCCTCGTCGGCGCCCACGGGGAACAGGTTGGCAACCGTGAAATTGGGGGGATTGTTCATTGGTAGGTCTTGTGAAACCGCTTCTCGTTCGGCGGGGTCCAGCCCACCTGCAGGCGCGTGCCGCCGAAGCGCACGCGGGCGTAGTCGCTTTCCTCCCGCTTCAGCAGCCAGGGCTTGAAGTCGGGATCGCGCGGATCGGCCTTCTGCATTCCGACCTGCGCCCAGTAGTGGAACGGATCCAGCCGGTCGGTGATGGCACCCAGGCCGTCCAGCGCCACGCCGCCGCGGGCGTTCAGCTGGCCGATGGCCACCATGCGCCGCTCCGCCGCCGCCGCCGCCTGGATCAGCTCCTCGTTCAGCAGCTCGTGCATTTCGCGCAGCTCCTCGGAACTCAGCTTCTCGGTAAGGACATCGAACATGGCGGGGCCGGACAGGTGCCCTTGCGTTGGGGGAAAGACCGGGGGCGGGAAGGGCGATCCGCCCCCGGTCCGTGCGCGCAGACTTAGCGGGCCTGCTTCTCGATCTGGTCGAGGTTGACCAGCGACACCAGGAACCAGACTTCGCCGGCGGTCAGCGCGTCGAGGTTGGCCCCGGTAGAGGTCCAGGCCAGCTCGAAGTCCCAGGCTTCGTTGTGGCACACGGGCTGCAGCTTCAGCAGCGAGTTGAGCTTGGTCCGCAGCGAGGCGATGACCGTGCTCTCCTCGGCGCCGTAGGTGCCGTCCACCGTGTCGGTCGCCACGTCGGTGATTTCCACCGGACCAGCGTCAATCTCCGTCGCGTCGGCATGAACGGAGGTCGAACCGGCATAGCCGTCCGCGTCATCCGTGCCGCTGCTCAGGTCGTAGCCGGCGGTGAACACCAGCTCCGAAGTCGCCCCGCCGTCAAAGTCGGTGATCAGCACGTGTCCCTGGTATTGGAACAGCGTGTTGGCCGCGATGGAGGCGATGGGCGTCAGCGTCTTGGTGGTGCCGGCGGTGTCGTTCAGGTCGGTGTAACGGACCTTGATCAGGTGCGTGGCGCCCAAAGCCTGGGCCGCCTCCGTGTTGCAGATGGGAAGAACTTCCATAGTTGTGTCTCCTGTTGAGGTTGTGGCCGGGGGTTACGAGGTCGCCTTGATCGCCCAGTTGGCCTTGGGGTGGAGGCAGCGCAGGCCCACGAGGTTCTTATACTCGCACTGCCAGCCGCTGCCGTCGTAGGCGAGTTCCTTCTCGGTCTCCAGGTCGCCATCGAGCATTTCCCAGGTGCTCATCTTGAGGCCGTAGGCATAGCGCGAGTTCTTCGCGGACGTGCCGCCCAGCTGCGGGTGCGCCAGGAACAGGCTCGGCACCAGCTCGGCCTTGCCCCAGTCGCCCTGAAAGGTGTCGATGGTCTGCCAGAGCACTTTCTTGGTGAGGTCCGCGTTGTAGGAGCGGATGGACTGGTAGGCGTTGGTGCCGGTCGCGTAGCCGGTCAGCGTGCTGATCTGTTCCTTAAACAGCCGGCCGCAGAAGACCTGATAGGCTTCGCCCAGCTTCGTGCCGCCGCGCTCCCACGTCGCGCCCATGGCGCCGTTGAGCGTCGAGGCGGTGGTGCTGGCGGTGGCGGTGGTGAGGACCTGCGAACTGTTCGGCAGGATGTCGGTGTCCACCGTGTAACCGCTGGTGGCGATGGCGGTCGAAACCAGCCAGCCGCCGACCGCGCGGGTCTTGTTGGGCAGCACTCCGGTGCCCACCTGCACCTCCTGTTCGGAGAGCATCAGCGCCTCCAGACAGTAGTTCAGCTGGCGCAGCGCCTTGAGCCGGGCGTAACCCTTCTTGGATTTGACGCCGGCCTGGTTCTGGAACTCGCTCAGGGTCGAAACGCCCTTGGCGGTGCGGTTGTATTGGAACCGGTTCGCGATCACGCGATAGCCGGCCTGCGCGTTCTCCACGGAACTGACGGGCGTGCCGTCCACCGTGGCGAGGTCCTGCACGGGCTCCTCCTCGTCGAAGGGCCACTCAAACACCATCGAGGACGGCGTGCCGGCCCCGACCTTGGATACCATGCTGACAAACGGCGTCTCCTTGCCGTCGAGAATCAGCACCTTGTCCAACAGGCTGCGGCGGTCGCCGAGCGTGCTGGTTGTCGTGCCACCGATCTGGTGGCTTAAAACTCCTGCCATAAAAATACTCCCTGCCTGCTGCCGGCCCGCCGGTTAGGCGTCCAACAGCTCCGCCAGGGCCGCCTCAGACGGGCTCTGCTCAAACTGCTGCATCTTCGCTGCGAGCGGGTTTGGACCCTTGCCCGGCTTGGCCGCCAGCGCCGCGTTGGGCGCGGTTCGGGGCTTCACCGTGGGCGTCGTCTTCGGGGCCGGTTTGCCGGCCGCCGTCGCCTTCGCCGCCGCCAGCCGGGCCCGGTGCTCGTATTCCACGAGCGCCACCGCCACCTTCAGCCGGGCCGGGTGATTCCTCAGCTCCGGCAGGTCCATGACGCGCTTCACCATCGGCGTGCGGGGATCCTCCTCGTCGGCCAGCCAGGGGCTGCGGGCTTCCACCTCGCGCTGAATCAGCTGGCGGGTCTGTTCCGCCTGCAGGCTCAGCCGGGTTTCCACCGCGGTCCGCTTGGTCTTGGCCTCCGTCAGGGCCTCGCGCTGCTGGTCCGCGTAGTCGTCCAGCCAGTCCCGCAGCCCTTCCGGGCTGGTGTCGGCATTCGGATCGACCTTGCGCACCTTCTCCGCGACCGCCTCGGGGTTCATCCGCAGCGTCTGGCGCAGCGTCCTCACCTCGTTCAGTTCGCGTTGCAGCTTCGCCTCGGCGGCCAGGTGCTTCGCCAGCTCCGGGTCCCCGGCGGCCTGGGCTTCGGGGGCGGATGTCTCCGCGCCGGTCACCTTGGCCTCCAGTTCCTCCAGCTTGGCGCTCAGCTCCGCCACCCGGTCCTCCGCGGTCTTGCGGCGGGCAACCTCCTTGTTCAGCCGCTTGAGCGGCACCCGCTGTTCGGCGGGGCTCTCCTCGGCCTCGGGTTCGTCCTCCGCAGCATCGGCGACCTCTTCGGTTTCCGGGTCCTCGGCGTCAGCCTCGGTCGGCGCGTCGTCAGCTACAGTTTGAGCGGAGTCCGTTGATTCGGCCTCCGCGGGATGTGAAAGATCATCGTGTTGACCTGCATCGGCACTCGCCGCCAGGTCTCCGCCTTCCAACTCGGCGGCCAGTGCGGCCTCCAGGCTTTCGGCGGGCGGTTGCGTTGTGTCGGTCGCGCTGGGCGATCCCCTCGCAGGTCTGGCAGCCGTTGCTGCCGGGGATGCGTCCCCTGTGAATCCAGGCATTGTTTAGAGCGGCGCCAGGCCGCGTTCAGGCATGTCCGGTTCCGGCTTGGCTCCGGCGCCCACTCGGACGCCGGAGGCCGGTTGCCGATGCAGGGCTGCCAGACCGCGCATCACCCGTGCGTATGCGCCCCGTATCCCCAAAACAAAAGCCACCGGCGTTGGTCCGGTGGCTTCTGGCGCTATATGCAGCAATCTTGCTGAGGCGATGGCTTATTCCGGGGGCGCCTTCACCAGCTTCCCGCTGCGCACCAGCTGCTGCAGCTCGGCGCCCAGCTCGTCCAGGGCGTTGAACTCTCCGCTGGCAAACTGTCGGTCATCCGCCGGCAGCACGCGCGGCGGCGCCTTGAGCGTCGCCAGCGCCTCGTTGCGCCGCTGGCGGATCAGCGTCTCCACCGCCTGCACCCATTCGTGTTCCGCCGGCAGCGAGGCCAGCACCCGTTTCGCTTCGTCCAGTTTCATGCCCTTACGCCTCCATTGGTTTCACGCCCACGCGGCCCACCACCTTGTTCTGCTGCTGCTCCACGCTCTGCTGCCGGTTCTGCGTCCACACCTTCACCGCCTCGGCAAAGCGCCCGGTCGGATTCTCCGTCAGCTCCTTCTGGTAGAACGGATTCGCCTGCACCACCTGCATCCCGTATTGCAGCTGCGAGGCCGCGGTCGGGTCGTTCTCCACCAGCTTGGGCGGATTGCCCACGAACATCATCGCCAGCTCTGAGTTCACCTGTTCCAGCAGCCGGCCGCTCGCGCTTGCGTCGCTCACCAGCAGCCCCTGGGCGAGCAGCGGGTCAATCGCCATCAGCTTCATCCGCACCAGCTGCGTCTTGTCGATCACGCCCGCCGCATCCTCCGGCACCACGAACTGCGAAATGGCCTGCAGCTTCTTGATGGAAAAGTCCATATCCTGGTCGCGCACGTCCGTCTGCAGGATCAGGCTGCTTTCCAGCTGGATCGCCCCGGGCTGCACCGGCGGCTTGGCCGTGCCCGCCACCGCCTCGAACTCCCGCGGCGTCAGGTATTGCAGCGTCAGCGCCCACACCTGCTGGAACACCTCGTTCCACAGGCTCAGGAAATTCGACACCATGCGCTGCTGCTTCATCTGCGCCCGCACCGGCGGCACCTCGGCGCTCATGCGGCCAAAGCGCTGGTCGGCCAGCGCCAGCTCCAGCTTCAGGATGTTCTCCGCCACGCCGTCGTGGCCGGGCAGCTCCATGAAACGCGGCTCGTCGCCCCGCATCACCGGGATCCGCGCGGCCGGACCAAACTCGTCCTCCTCGTCCATCATGCGCGCCGGCACCAGACGCGGCGGCAGCGTGGTCAGGCTCGTGCGGTCGATCAGCGCGTCCTCCTGCACCTTGACCATGCGCTGGATCGGATACGCCCGCTCCGGCACGCCGCGGCTCGCCGTCAGCGAACGGCACCACCACTCGGCCGCGCTCGCCGCGAACGGGATCTTGCCGTGCGCGTAGTCCAGCAGGCCGTGCCGCGCCACCAGCTCGCGCTCCGCTTCCTCCGGGTGATGCGTGAAATGCGGCGAGAACACCGTCACGTAAACGCCCGGCACGCCAAACTCGTCCAGCCGCGTGGTGAACGCCGTCACCACCTCGATCAGCGAACTGCCCTTCTCCGACTCCGCCACGTAGTCGCTCGTATGCACATGCGCCTGCGTGCGGTTCAGCGGGTCCGTCCACTTGCTGGCCATGCCCTTGGTCTCCACCGCCTGCGCCAGCCAGTCCTCGTCGTATTTCTCGACCAGCGCCCGCGCCCGCAGCTCCTCCTCGCTCACCAGCTCGCGCACGAATACCTGTCCGTTCTGGATGTCCCCCTGTTCGTCCGGCACGAACACGTCGCGCCACGGTTGCAGGGCGCGGATGCACGGCAGGTTGCGGCACAGATAGGGGATCGGCAGCTCGATGCGGCCCGTGTCGCGCAGCTGACGCACCAGCGTGCGCGCCTGGCGTTGGCCCAGGGCCGGCGGCGTCTCCAGCTCCACGGCGGCCAGCTCCTGCGCCACGTAGCTGCGGTGCAGCTCCGTCAGCCGCGCCACCGCCGCGTCTTCCAGCGCGGGGTCCATGATCAGCGGCGGCAGCTCCTCGTCGTAAGCCTCGATTTCGGCAATCGACAGCTTCTGCTTGCGCAGACCCAGCCGCTGTTCCCAGCCCACCTGCACCACCACCCAGCCGTAGGTCTGCTGGTATTGGGCGGCCAGCTCCACCTCGCGCTGCAGCTGTTCGTTGAGCTTGTTGCGGATCAGCCAGTAAAGCACCCGGCTGGCGACCGCCGCCGCCGCGGCATCCCGCGCCTGCGTGCCCTCCGCCTTCACCAGCGAACGCCAGAAGGCGTTCACCATCACGTCCACGTTGTCGTTGATCAGGTCGTCCGCCAGCAGCACCCGCTGGTCGCTGGCGCCATCCCACGGCTTGGCCTGGAAGTCGCCCTGCGAATGCTTCTTGCAGTCCCGCCCCTGGTCATCCCACAGGGCAAACCGCACGCGCTCGGCGTCATACAGGCGGTTCCACACGCCGCTGTCGGGCGAGCATTTCTTGAAGGTGGCGCTGAGATCGGCAACCCGGGGTTGCGTCGGATCCAGCACTAGGGGCGCCTCGGCGCCATCGGTTTCAGTCATGGCCTTGCATCGCGTCGGTGCTGGCAGCCCCTGGGGGCAAGGCACCGCCACCATCGTCCGCCCCGCCGCAAATTTCAATCAATTCCCGTCCTACTCCCGAAAGCCGCACAGGCGGCCCACGTCCCACTTGTTGTAACGCTGCCGCTTGCCCGTGGTGCCCACGACCAGCGTGCGCAGCCGGCCCGCCTCCACCAGCACGCCCACGTCCCGGTCATTCAGGCCCGTGAACTCCCGCACCGTGGCCCGGCTCACCCAAGCCGGCAGCGCCAGCCACCCCTCCCGCGTAACCTCCCGCAACATGCCCATGCTCCTTTCCGTTGTTCCTGTTTTCCCACCTTCCAAATTCATCCCCCGCCTCAATACGCGTGCCCCCGCCGCGCCTTGAACATCCCCGGCGTCACATGGATCAGCTCGTCGTCCTGCGCCACGTAGCGCAGGAGGTCCGCCGGATCCTTGCACGCGCCGTCCTCCCCGCCCCGGCCCGTGTAATTCTCGAACATCCAGATCACCTGCTCGCACCGTGTGCTCACGTAAAGCTGCGGCTCGTTCAGCACCGGGCACACCGGCTGCGACTCGTCGAAACTCAGCAGCTCGTTCACATGGTTCACGCCGTCGTCCAGCCCGCGCCCCGAATACGCCGGCAACAGCTCCATGCCCTCGAACACCTCGCCCCGCTCCTCCTGCTTCGCCGCAAACAGCTCGATGATGTTCGTCCCGCCCTTCTCCCCCGCCGACGGATTCATGCCCGCCCGCGGGTCCACCTTGCGCAGCGCGATGGGATACCGCACCACCGTCTTGCGCCGCCGCGCCTCGTCCACCTGCTCCCGCGTCCACCGGCCCGGCACGTCCGTCCGCAGGCCCGCCTTGGCCATGCCCGCGTCCAACAGCCGCCGCGCCATCGGGTCCTGCGCCTTCCACTGGCCATCCGCCGCCAGCTCCAGCGGGATCGTCTCCAGCTCCCGCAGCAGCCGCTTGTAGCGCGTGATGCCCCACCCGAACGTCGCCTGCGCCGGGCCCGGATCGCCGTCCCAGCCGTGGCGCGATTCCGGCGTCAGCCGCTTCTCCGTCGGCACCGCCCACTCCCCGTAACTCGCCGCGTCCGGCCAGTCCTTCCACACGTAGATCCGGCGCGGATTTCCCGGCGCCACCCGCACGTAGAGCACGAACCAGTTCCGCGCCCCGGCCGGGTCGATGAACACGTAGTTGGTCCCCTCCGCCGGCAACCGCGCCTCGTCCACCACATGCACTTGGCGGCTGAACGTCGGGAACTGCAGCCCCATCACGTCCTTGGTGAACCCGTAGAAGATCCGCAGCACGAAATCTCGCGGCTTGCCCGCCACCGCCCGCGCCACCTGCGCGCCGTAAGTCTCCCCGCCGCTGCCAAACACCGTCATGTCGGAGTGGAAGTAGACCACGCTCGTGCGCCGCTGCGCGCCCTCCTGCACCAGCGGCACGCGCCCCGGGCGCAATCCGTCCACCAGCACCTGGTTCTGCGGCAACACCCGCGCCACCTTGCTCCGCAGCACCCGGCCCGTGCCCACCGTGTCCTTGATCGCCGGCGTGATGCCCCGGATCGGCGTGAACGACCACAGCCCATACCCGGGCCGGAACTCACCGCGACGCCGCAGCATGTTCAGCCACGGGATCGGCAGGTTCTCGTCCATCCACCACGCCGCGTCGTAACCATGCGCCGCGCCGAACTCGAACCCCTCGAACTCCGCTGGGTCGCCGCGATACGTGGCAAACAGGCACTTCACCCCTGACGGCAGCACCAGGATGCGGTCCGCAAACCCGTTCTTCGGATCGAACCCGATGCTGAACACCTTGCCCGGATCGCGCCGGCCGTTCAGCGCCTTCAGGTCCGGCGGCAGAAACCGCCACACCAGCGCCTGCGCCGTCTCGATGCTCGACCGCTCCGTTTCCGAACCCACCAGAAACCGCGCATCCGACCCCGGCGGCTGCGAGCACATGGCCAGCACCAGGTGATACGCGCAGTAGAACGACTTGCCCGACCGGTTGCCGCCCAGCAGCACCAGCAGCTTGGGCCGATACCGCCGCACCACCCGCCGCGTGAGCCGCCACGACTTCATGGGCGGCAGGAACCGCAGCGGATCCCGCTCCGCGTCCGCGATCATCTGCCGGCGCATCATCAGGAACTGCTCCAGCCCCCGCGCCCCCGACGCCCGCAACAGGCCCCGCGCCTGCTGCTCCGTCGGCAGCGCAAACAGCGGATGCACCGGCTCCTGATCAAACAGCGTCATGGGCCCGGCCTATCTGGTTACGCTTTCAACCCGGCTGCGCCCCAGCGCCTCGCGCGCATCGTCACGGCAAATGTGGTTCACCGTGTAGCCCAAGTCTTCCGGCTCAAGAAACCTTCCGATAAACGCCTCCATTCTGCCAATGCGCCGCTTGGCTTCGTCCAACTCGCGTTGCATCTGGCGGGCCGTGGCGGTGGTCTCGTGCATCTGTTCCTCCAGGCCCTGCGCAAAATGAATTTTCACCCACGTCTCATTGGGCGTGACCAGCTTGATGGCCGCATCAGTTCGCGGCGTCCGACTATTCATGTGAACACTCATGTTTTCCCGTCCTCCTGTTCTCCCGTTTTCCAAACTTCCTGCCTTCCAAATTTCAAAACGGCACATCGTCCTCCGCCGGCGGCGGCGCCGTCTCCACCGGCGCCCGTGACCCCGCCGGCGCCTGGTGATCCCGCTCCGGCTCCACCGTTCCGCTCAGGAATTTGCGCCCCTGCTTGTCCTCGCGGATCCAGCCGCTCAAATAATACGTCGCGCCGTGCAGCACCACGTTGCCCCGGTAATCCGGCCGCTTGGGATTCCCCTGCTTGTCCTGCCGGAACAGCACAAACCGCTTCTCGTTGTTGTAGGTGTCACTCATGTTTTGTTCCCCGTTCAAACTCCCGCACCGTTTCCTCCCAGCGCTTGAGCCATTCCAGCACCAGCCGCGCCTTGGACTCCTGACGCTGCCAGCAGATCAGGTCCAGCGCCGCCTCGTCGCGCAGCCGGTCCATCGGCTCCTCCGCGTAGGCGGCGCGATACTGCTCCGCGCGGGCCGTGATCCACGGCACCACCGCCTCGCTGAACCGCTCCTGCCGCGCCACATGGGCGCGCACCCGCTCCGCGTCCCCCTTGCGCCAGGCAATCAGCACCGTCCGCACCGGAAACCCCGTCGCCGGCACCGTCGCCCACCGCTGCCCATCAATCATGGTCATGCCTTGGCCTCCTTGGCTTCCTTGGCTTCTTTGGCGAACGAGCCAAGGTCAGCCCAAGCCTGACCGCACTTGGGGCATGGTTTGTTGATTTCATTCTCGCCGTCATTGTCCCGCTGCGATCCATTACACCACCCACACTGCGAGATGTGGGCTGCCATGCGCTCAAGGAACAAGTCGGCAGCCTCCTCCAGCCGGCGGATGCGCTCTTGGGCGGCAGCGAATTTTTTACCAAGCTCGCGGTGCAGGTCTGCGAGTGCCGCGTGTTGATCTTTCAGGTTTCTGTAGTCCTCTCTCCATTTCTCAAGCTCCTTGGCCATCCGGTCGCGCTCGGCTTGGGCGCATTGCGATGTTTGATCGTGCCGATCAGTTCGGTCGTGTTCTGGCAGCATGGTTCCACACTCGAACCAGAACACCTTGCTACTGCCGGGCCATAGAGGTTTGCACGCCGCCCCGCAGAACGGGCACGTTGGCGCGGAATCCCGCTTCAGCGCGCCCGCCGCGTCGGCCAGCATTCCTTTGACCGTTTCTCCGTAGGTGTCACTCATAGTTCTTCGTTCCCTTCGTCCCTTCGTTGTTCTCCTGCCTTCCTGCCTTCCAAATTCTCACTGAAACCTCACCTCCGCCCCTTCATCCCCGCCCTTCGTGTGCGCATCCATGAACCGCATCCACGGCTTCACATACAGCAGCTCCACCGGCCCCGTCGGCCCGTTGCGCTGCTTGCACACGTAGAGATTCTGCCGCTTCACGTTCGCCTCGATGTCCTCGCGGATGTCCGCCGGCAACCCCGCCACCGCCGCCCCGTCCATCCACGCCAATTGCGCCTCGGCTATCGCCCGCTTCGTCTCGTCATTCGACGCCAGATCCCGCCGCGCCCGCGTCAGGTCCACCTCTGCCAGGAACATCACGCAATCCGCATCTTGCGCCGGCTTCTGCGAATCCTTCAGGTCACTCAGCACCGGCGGCCGATCCCGCTCCGCGCGCTCGCGGTTCGCGTTCTCCTGGGCCAGCACGATGAACGGCACCTTCAATTCCTTTTTCAATTTCATGAGCCCGTCGCTCGTGTCACTCACCCGGGCGTTCATGTCGTGGTAATCCTTCCCGCTCCGGCCCGTGAGCAGCTGCAGGTAGTCGATGATGAACAGCTTCACCCCGTGCTGCCGCACCATGCGCCGCGCCCGGATCGCCAGCTCCTCGATGCTCAGCCCCGCCGACTCATCCACGAACACCGGCATGCGCTTCATCTGCTGCATCGCCTGCGTGAGCAGCGCCCCGTCCTTGTCGCGCAGGAACCCGTTGCGATAGCTCTGGTAGTTCACGCCCGCCTTCTGGAACACCATGCGGCTGGCCAGCGCCTGCTGCCCCATTTCCAGCGAGAAGATCCCCACCGGCGCCTCGCACTTCATGGCCACATGCTCCGCCATCTGCAGCGCCAGCGCCGTTTTGCCGCCGCCCGGCCGCGCCGCGATGATGATGTATTCCTCCGCCTTCAGCCCGCACAGCATGTTGTCCAGGTAGTTCAGGCCCGTGCTGAACCCCTTCATCTGCTTGCGCCCCTGGCGGAAGGATTCCAGCTCCTCGATCACCGCGCGGAACGACGCATGAACCGGCTGCACTTCCACCGCCGAGTGCTGCTCCGTCACCTCGGCCGCCGCGGCGCTGAAGCCGTTCACCACCGTCATCGCCTCGCCCGCGTGCTCGTGGACCTTGGCCACCGTCTCGTGACACACGCGCACCACGCGGCGCAGCGTCCACTTCTCCCGCACCACGTCCAGGTAGTGCGGCAGATTCGCGGCGCTGGGCACGGCATCCTGCAGGCCGCTCAGGTAAGCCAGCCCGCCCACGCCCTCCAGCTCGTTGCGATCCTTGAGCCACTGCTGCAGCGAAATCAGGTCCACCGGCACGCTCGCGCCCGTCATGTCCGCCAGCGCCCGCGCCAACGTCTGATGCCGCAGATCATAGAACGCCTCACCCGACACCCCCAACCGCTCCAGCACCGCCGGCAAGCACTCATTTGGCGACAGCAGACAGCACCCCAGCACGCCCTGCTCCGCCTCCACCGAATGCGGCGGCAACCGGTCCCCCGCCGCCTCCACCCGCCGCCGCCCCTTGCGAAACTCCGGCGTGCCCTGTTCAAACGTCTCACTCATGCTTCGCTCCCTCCGTTCCCTTCTGTTCCGCTGCCAGCGCCGGGCCCGAGGAGCTGCCATGCGAGGCGCACCACTGCCGGAACCTGTCCGTTGCCGAGACAGCGCAATCGGTCCACCCGATGGGCCACCCCATCAGCCACTCGACCCACGTTGGGTTCAGTTTCCCACCAGGCTGCTCCCCGCTGCTCAGCAGATAGCCCGGAATGCTGTCCCGCTCCGCCTGCGACGGCGGCAGGGTGCTGTTCTTCGCGTCCTGGGCACACGGGGTCGGCCAAAGGCGCGGCACCCTCACCACCACGCCAAGCCCAGGAGAATCCCGGCGCTTCCCAGCTTCTAAACCCTCGCGGTCCTGAGCCCGTGGCGTGGGCCACAATCCAGATTCGCTCCCGTTTGTGCGGGGCGCCCGCGTGGACTGCGCCCAGCACTCCCCAGCGCGCATCATACCCCAGCGTGGCCAGGTCTCCGAGAACGGTTCCCAGTCCCCGAGCAGTGAGCGCTGGTGAGTTTTCCACGAGCACGAAGCGCGGTCCCACTTCGCCAATGATGCGGGCCATTTCCCGCCAGAGCCCGCTGCGCTCGCCGTCAATTCCTTTGCCGGTGCCGGCGACGCTGATGTCCTGGCACGGGAAGCCCCCCGAAACCACGTCAACAATGCCGCGCCAAGGTCGGCCGTCGAAGGTTCGCACGTCGTCCCATATCGGGAACGGAGCAAGGCACCCATCGTTTTGGCGGGAGAGCAGGGATCTTCGTGCGTGGCTATCAATTTCGACAGCACAAACGCAGCGCCATCCAACGAGTTTGCCGCCGAGTATGCCGCCACCAGCGCCCGCGAATAGTGCCAGCTCATTCACCGGCGCTCCCTTCTTTG